ATTTTCCTCCTATGCACGGGCTAGTAAAATGTCTTCATCGTCCTCAACAACGACTTCTCCACCAGGTAGTTCTTCTTCCATTTCAACATTAGTTACTTCTACTGCTACTTCTGGCATCTGATCCATCGCTTGTGGATTTTTAAGGAATGATCTGAATACTGCATTTTCAGCTGCGCTTTCAATAACACCTGTTACCATCATAACCCCTCTATCATCTACAAGATTTTCAAGGTCAATCATCAGGTCGTTTTCTAAAGCTGCATCACCGATAGCAGATTTAATCATCATTAAAGGTTGTAGTAACTGAGGAGGGAAAGGGCCTTCTATGTCCTCTTCCAACTCAATAATAGGATCTGCACCAAATAAAGGCATTGCCTTATTCAAAGCTCTCACTAAACGATTTAAACTGTTTTGTGAATAAACTCCTGCTGGTGCGAAATCTGTTAGAGCTTGTGCTTCAACAGCATCTAATGCCATTGCCTCATCAAGCAGTTCTTGTTCTAAAGCTGCGTTTTCGTTAATCGCCATCTTTCATGTCTCCCCATTTTTTCATGTTTTTAACTGTGAATGTTTGTTCTGCGGCTTTGATCTTATCTCCACCGGCTTTTTTAAGTTCTGTTGTCCAGGTTTGTGCTCTATCGTCTTCTTGAGCTCTTATTGCGCGTCCTTTTTCCATACATTCGTCAAGCTGATCCCATGTGGGCTTGACATAACCATTACGCTCAGCATACTCTTGCTCTGCGTATTTGTTATAAAAATGTTTTCCAAAAGATTGTGAGTAGTAACCATTGACTGGTGTTCCTTTAGTTCGTCCCTTTGATGAAATGTAAGGAACTGAAATCTGTTTTTGCAGATCTCCTCCACAGCCACATTGATGTGTTTCATGAAAAGTTTCCATCTGTTCGATAGACAGTATCTCCTCATGCATTGTGTCGCAAGATTTGCATTTAAAGTTGTAAAACGGCATTGTATGTTCTCCTATTAGCTAAAGGGCAGTGCGCCCGGTAGAATACCTTGTAAGTTTGCTGGGCCTTGTGGGCCTCCAGCTGCTTGAGGATTTTGAGACATTTCTACTGCATCTGCTTGAATGGCTTCTCCAGCCAGTGCTGCTTGTGCTGCCGAAATACGGGCGTTGTTTTCCTCTGCGGCCATAACGAAATCTTCTGGTAGATTTAAAGCTCTTACCATTTCTTCCAAAATAGTCATTGTAGGGACACCTAGTTGTTGTAATAACGGGATTGATTGCAAGAACTCTCTTTTCTTCACGCTTTCGGAAAGTGGAGTTTGTGCTTGATCTTGTGCGAAAACAATAAACATCTCGTCTAAATCCATCGGTGTAACAACCGTTGGCTCGCCCGCAATGCTTAATAGTTCTCTGGTATCGTCTTCTTCAATGTAAAGAGCTAGCATGTAGAGATAAGCTCTAGCTAGATCTTCTATTGTATTATCCCTTTCTCTCGCTAACCTACCTACCTCAGATGAAGTATAAGCGGCAAGTGCTGTTATCTCCGTAGCCGATGCTCTTGTGCTTTCACCCCTTGTAAAGGGAGCCAAGATGGAGCCTTTGTCTTTATCGACCTGCACTTGTTGATAATAGTATTGAAGTTCTGGAGGTGTTGGATTTTGAGGAAGGGGACGGATAATACCATCCATTGTTTCCTCATCAATCTCAATAAACAGCCCATCAATACCACTAGTAACTTGTGCCATTTGTTCTTCGTCCATAGCTCCTTTTTTAACCAAGTATTGACGAGAACATTTACGGACAGCATTAGCTTGGAAAGTTCTAATGATGTTAGTTTCATAGAGTTGATCATAGATGCGCTTCATCGCTGAATAACCGCGAAGAGGCTCATCAGGCAACCTATTAAAGTAAAATGGTATAATCGGAAGAACAGGATCTCCCTTTGGATCCATGAATGGGATCTCATACTTATCTAAAAACTTCTCACCATCGCTCCAGTTTGGTGTCCAATGATAAACCATACCAGTAGCAATGTCATAGATCTCAACCATTTCAATGTATTTGTAATAATCAAAATCATAATCACCTATGTCGCCATCTTCCTTTTCGTATTCTCTTTGATAGCGATCGAAGAAATCCTTTTTAAATACTGAGTTCCATCTTTTCTTTCCATAAATCCTATTAGCATCGATAACAGTCATGTAGTATTTATGACCCACAAATCTTTGCTCATCCCACCTGCGTGCATTTCTATCTGTAATCACTTCCCAAGGTGGTATTGCAGTTAAATCTATTTTTCTGTAAATGTCTTCTTGACCTGTAGGAAGAAGCTTAACAAAAGAGTTAGGATAGATTAAAGCTAATCGTGCTGCAGCTTCAAGCTCTTTTCTTTGAAAGATTAAAAAATCATTAGCCAAATGCTGAGCTATCTGTGCATTACCTCTTCCTTTTAAACCAGATTTAACAATCACACCTGGGTTTCTAGAAAATAATGAAGCAATGTAGCTTTCAATAAAGCCATAACCATCTGATGTTTGAACATAAAGCTGAGAGTTAAGCTGACTTTCTTTATTCCAAAACTGTGTCTCATAAACTGATTTGTATCGCCATAGTTCTTGCTTCTGCTCTTCCCAATACTTATCATGTTCATGACAGATCTGTTTAACTACCTCAACTGATAAAGAATAACTCATTTATTTACCATCCTCTAATGTGTTGGTGTATGCCGTTAGCTTTAAGTATTCTTTGTGATTTTCTTTTTTTTCTGTATTCATCAATCATACTCCTCCGAACTGACAGGAAGCTTGGAACCCCAACGAGTTTTGCCGCCCATAAAGCTAATGCTATACTCATGACCATGTCGTCGTGAGCCCCTATAGCTGCTGGTGCGCCTTTTGTTATTTGAATGTTTCGAAGCTCTTGCCATAGATCTTTATCCACACAGGTAATACACTGTTCGCAGATTAAATCGCGTAAGTGGTCATAGATAGCGATTTTATTTTCCTTTCTAGTTCTCCAATCCTTTCCGCGTTTATCTTTGTAAAGGTTTTTTAGCTTCCATTCTTTTAATCTGTATAGGACAGTTTCACCTGGCCCATTTTGCTCTACCAATGTTAGCGGATTACCGTATTCATGATACAAATCAAAAATCATTTCAGCTAACTTATGTGGTAAAATCTCATTGCTTCTATAGCAATAAACTGGTTGCATTGTGGTGCAGCTTACAATAGTAATAACTGAATAATCACCACCCCCACCACTCGCGACATCAACGCCCATAGCGAACTTATCGCCTTCTATTGCATCCGTGTATTGTCTTTCCGATGAGCGGCCATTGTCACTTCGCTCTAAACGATCTAAGATGTCCATCGGAAAGAAGTTGTTAGAGGATGCAAAGAAGGCTTCATCGACTGTAGCGGGGAACTCGCGTCTAAACTTTTCCACACCTAATGTATTAATCTGGGATCTACGCCAGTAAAGCTGGCCTAATGTTAAATCAAACTGTTCCTTTAAAGCCTGTTCTTCTGAAGTGGGATTAGGAACCTGAGGCTGATGGAACTGAGATTTTTTAGTGTAGATTTTATGTTGATGCCAAGGAAAGAAACAAAGGTGCCAACCATTCTCTGGTGCTCCCATAATAAGTTGGTGGTATTTATCACCTGGTGTATTTGGCGTTGTTTCTATAATAATCTGTCCTTCCCCTACTGAAGAGACAACATTGGCAAGCAAATCACTTTGATCGTCAAAGAAAGCAAACTCAGAGATGTGGCTAGATGAAAAAGTAAAGCTTCGCGTGGCTCCGGCCTTCCCACTTGCGGTAAAGGATCTAAGTGTCGATTTAGTATCTCCAAACTGGAGGGTTCTTGCGGACGATTTGCTAAGCTTCCTTTGCAATGGTTTTGGCAATGAGAGATAGAACTCTTTGTCCATTTGGTGGAGATGGTCGGCACTGTCTCTGGTATAACTAATAATGGCGTGGCTTGTTGGCTCTCCTGACATGTATTGTTTCCAGAGGAAGTAAGCTCTGATAAGCGTTGAGCATCCAAGTTGGCGTGCTTTAAGAACGATAATACGGTTTTGCGTGAGTAGTGCATCTAATAGCTCCTCTTGCTCGTCCCTTAAAACAAAAGGAACCAGCTTATTATTTTCTTTATCGAATACTTTTAAAAACTTGAAAAAGTTTCTTGGGTTCTCAAAAGCGTCTAATAGCTCCTGAGGAACCTTCCTAATCCTGGCCGCCATCTATCACCCTGAGTATTTCGTCGAAATCACCATCTGCAGTTCCAAACTCAACCTTATACTTGTGCATCACCTGTAGTAGTTCCATAAAGGTTCTAGGTGAGGCTTTCCAATCTGTTTCATCGTTGTGTTTGACTGCTAATAGCATAATGCTTTTCACGATCTGCTCAAAGTCACCACCTTCTACAGCCTTCTTTAGCCGTGTCTTGTAGTTTCTGGAACGCAGAGCGTGCTCAGCTTTCTTCTTTAGTTTTTGATCTTGAGTGCTCATAGTGTTACCTCCTATGTATAGCACTTTATTTTTCCTTGTCATAATCACCTAGAGGTATTTTAAACTTTTCATCTAATCCATCCATGTCTATTAAACGATGACAAGTAAGTGTATTTAACATGTAATACTGAAGACGAGTTAAGACACGGCCTTCAACCACACCTTTATTCTTCTCAAACATCTTATTAACACGACACACATCAGGCCTAGTATCATAGATCTTGCATTGATTATTCTCATCTAGATTTAAACAGCGTCCGTTCTCATCAACTGGTAGCTCTTTTTGAAGAGTGCCCACATGATTACAACAAGCTCCGCAACCACTACAAAGAAACTTCATAACAAGCTTCTAAGTAGTTTCATTGCTCGCTTTTCACGCTTCCATAAGTAGCTAATGTTGTAACCTAACTTATCGCCTATTTCACGCCACTTTAAGTTATGTCCGTATCGTAGCATTAGGATGTTCTGATCCAACTCTGAGATGTGTTTTAATAAGGGCCCCAGTATTTCCATAGGGTCAGGCTGTTCAATGTCTTCTCCAGCATCCTCGTCATCCCATGAATGTGTCTGATAACAACACTCATTTTGGTCAATAATCCAGTCGATTGTAGTTTGCTTGTATGATTTATGGTAGCGATACCAGATCTTATCATCGTCATCTTTTAAACCAACCCACCAAGCATGTTTGTGATACATGTTCATAATCTTATCCTCCAGTCGCACGCCCTTGGGGTGCCTTTTACTGTTTGCATCTTCCATCTACCCGCCATTGGGATCTGGTTATACCTGCCATCCGCCCATTTGCACCAAGCTTGTTGGTCAAAGTGGGGAATGTAGAGCCTAACCCGTGGAAGCTTATCATCAACTAACACAACTTTCGCTTCATAATGCTCTTTAAGAGCTGAGTTATAAAGATTGAAGGTTTTGTCTAAGACGCGACCTTCAAAAAACTTATCTGGGTATCTACTACCCTTCCAGTATGGAGGTTTCTCAAACACCATACCACCTTTATTTCTAGACATTTATTATCTCCCTGTAAGTTAATACAGGTATAAGTATAACGAGACGCCTGTTTTTATAAACGGGGTCGTTATTTTTTTTTAACGAACCTTAACTATTGTCTTTTTTGCACGATCTTCTGTCCAAATGTTTCGTTCCTCTAATGGGCCATTTGAAGGTGGATAGAGATCTAATACCTCTTCAGTATCTTCTTCAGAAACTTCATCAAGCTTTCCTACTTCATTACCCCACATTGTCCAACCTTTTCGTGTATGACGACTGAATAGTTCAAGATAAGGGCCAAAGCTTCTTTTCTCAACAAGATCGTAGAACTCCTCTGGCTTTTGACTATGCCTTCGCTTCTTCGCTTTAATGACTGAGGATACATTCTTATGGCCTGTTCTCACTTGGCTACCTTTACCCTTAACGCCAAAGAGACAAAGCTCGTGCTGGCCTCTGAAGTAGTATCCTAAACCAAATGAGTTCTTAACCCAAGCAATGTTCGTCTTGTATTCGAAGCCTAGTTCTTTCATTAGATCTAGAGCTTTGTCAATGTGCATGTTGATGCACCAAATGTAGCAATGCGCATTATCCTCAATGTTGTAGTTATCAAGTGTATCTTTGCAAAGAGGGATGATGTCCTTAAGCTTCATTGCGTCATAATGCTGATCCGGATTACGATTACCACCGCCAATGAACTTCCAAGGCGGATCTATTACTATTGTTTTAAATGGTGTTCCTTTTTGATTTAACATTATTTTGTCCTCCAATCTGTAAAGTTAATAGGGCCAAAGTAGTTTCGACTAAGCCAGACGGCACAGTATTGAAAGCCTGTTTGAGGCCAAGGTTTCGGTGGTGTGTCCATCAAGACGATTTCTCTAATACCAAAGCCTTCTTGTTTAATAACCCTTAGACGCTTCTTTGAACTGAAGATCTGGTCAGCTTTGATTGGCCCTAGAACGATTTCATTGGCCGTGTATAGGGAACCTTCCAAGAACTGAGCGAATGTTGAATAAGGTGGATTTGTTATAATCCAATCGTGGAACTTTTCGTAATCAAAGAAATCTTTTCCCTTTCTTACTTCGCACCAATGTGTAAAAGCTGGGTGATCAATGTATCCCTGCTCAGTGCCACAGCAAGGTTCTAAGACAGAACCCCACGGCCTGAAGTGATCCACTATTCTAAAAGCAAGATCCTTCGGCGTATAGACGACATCTGAATAGTCAGCATCATCTTTCATAGCCTTCTTTTTCCAGTGTTTAAGCTTCATGTTGTTTTCCTCCTGTATGTAAGCCATTACTATTATACACTGTAAGTATCGATCAATAAACCTTTTTTCTTGTAAATGCTGCTATTAGCGAAGTATAATAATAACATGATTAAAGGATGTAGAAGGATGTATAGGATTTTAAAAGGGATTGGCTCTTTTTCTGGGGGTGAGTATTTTTCTCAACGGTTGCTCACTCTCAGTTTTCACTTTTTCTTGGGTGAGCATTTCAACGAGCAGATCTACTCGCTTTGGACGCTTGAACCTGGGGCCCCACCCCGGCCTGCTTTTAAACTCGCTTGTTAATGCTATTATAACTCATAAAATGATGATTTACAAACAAAATACTACACTTTTTCGTATCCTTTCTTTTTTCTTTTTGTGATGATGATTTGACCTGCCATACTCCCATTAGCTAGCCATTTAAAAGCCTATTACTATTCTACAATGTTTATTGGCTATTTACAAAAGATAAAACAAAAAGAAAGGTCGCCTTTTATGGCAGGTTTTTTTGTAAATCTTTATAAAGCCATTCAACATTTTATAGGAGGCCACTTGTAAAAATGATGTAAAAACTCGTAATACATTTGTAAATAGCCAATCAACCGGCTTATACAAAAGTCGCTTCAAAACTCGTCAAACGCTTGCGACGCGATTACACATCGACCAAAGGAAACAAAGGTCAAAGGAAAATAAGGAAGGAAAGGATGATAAGGATTTAAAAGGATTTACAAAAGGAATACATCTTTTTACATTTCTTTTTCATTTTTCTTATCTAAAAGAAAATGTTAAGCAAGTTATCCTGAGGAGTTTGACTTAAGATTTTAGATTAGATTTAGAAGTAGAAGCCGGCAAAGCCGGCTTTTACAACTTTATTTTGATTTTGTTTTATTGAAAAGTTTGTTCATCCATTTCAAAATCTTCTAAATCTTCAGGATCCATTTTGCCATTAAACCTCCAATCCATTTCAGGACAAGTTGATGAAACATTATTTTGGGAAAAGGATTTTATGGCATTACCAAAATCTTTTACACCCCCCTGATTTTTTAGATTGTAATGAGTTGAAGCACAAACATTTACTAATGCATCATTTTCAAAATCAAATAAATAATCTTTACTATCCATTAATAATCCTAAAATACAATCATTAAAGTTTATGATTTTTTGTGCATCAAAAGCTAAATCAACTTCATTCCAACCATTATTAGGTGAAAGGTTTAGATTAAGGTTATGTCTAATCTTTTCCTTTTGGTAAAAGTTTTGATTTAATAAATCATTTATTGATTTGGCATTTTTATAGGCAACATACTTTTTTAAATCTTCTGCATTTTGTATTTGAGTGTGATGGATTTGCAAATCAAACATTAATCTATCATTAATACATTTGGCAAGGTAAAGAAAGTTTTTATTTATCTTTTTTATTTTTGCTTCCCAAATCTTCCAATCCTTTATTTCATTACACAAACTTAACACTTCAAACATTGTCATTTTATTATTTACTGCCATTTTTTTATCTCCATTTTTTTACATTTTTATTACATTTTTTGTTTTATCAATCACCTATTTATTAATAAAATAATAATAAGTTTTGATGTATTAATAATAATAAAAAACCTCCATTTATACAAAACTTTTTTAAATAAATGTTTGATTATTTTATTACATTTTTTTACAACTTTCCATTGTAAAAATCATTTTTTCTCCTCAACTTTTTGGAAAAAGAAAAATCGAAATCAGACGCGTATAGCCGTAGCTCCTGGGAAGGTAAGCGATCTTACGCATGGATGATTTCAACGCTTAATCCCCGGTAGTTCGGCATCTGAGGGGAGGTCATTGATTACATCGATGAGTGTCTTTCCCGCCAGTTTCTGTGCCTTTAGCCATTCTATACCTTGGTGCATTAGTTCTCTATCCTCAGCTGTGTATTTATGCGGAGTATTAAGCTTACACTCTAATGTATAGATCGCTTTTTCTATTGTATCTACGCCTGTTTGTGCTGCTTTACCTTGAGTAGGATCTTGTCTGTTATCGTAGCCTTTTCTGTGTCCTGGCATTTTTTCACCTTCATGTTATAGTCATCGCGTATGTTGCGTGCTGTGTTGAGATTATGGCATGGGATTATTAAACCTTTTGGTGTGAATACGCAATACTTCCCCCATAGCTTTGGATTTTCTATCACCACTGCGTATCCATTGTTCTGCTCATGTATCATTTCTTTTATGCCTCCCCCAAGATGGGTGTGTAATCTATGTGGCAGTCGAGTAGTTGGCCATTCACATAGAAACCTTGATTTAATCTTAGTTCTCCTACTATGCGTTGAGAGTTGTCATCAGGTGAGGTTAGCTCTAATACCGCAGTTTCTTCATCTATTAGATTG